GAATACTGCCTACCTCCAGATTATCGGGGTCTGCAAGATTGGCAGATACTTTGTATTCGGCAATAGCTAAGATTTTATCGTCATAGGCATCTAAATCAGCCTTTAGTAGCCCAAACTGCCGGCCGGTCTCAGCTGCATCGGCCGGGGCTCCGGAGACCGAGAGAGTCGTATCCGTCTCGACCTCGACCTCATCAATGAGCGCGTCGACCTCGGTCTTTGTGTAGGTTGCGTCCTGATCGGCCTTGAGGGCGATCGCTGCAGTGTTCGTGTCGACCTGGTCACTCAGTGAGCTGTAGTCCGACGGAATAGAGTCAATGACTTCCTGTGCCGTCTCCGCCGCGGCCTCGATCGTCGCCGCGATCTCCGCGATCTCTGCCCCGCTCGTGATGAGCTCATTGACGCGGCAGATCAGTGCGGAGATGATATCCGACTCTGTCTCGCTGTATTCTGTCTGATTGCCCTGGAGCGTGTGGACGATTTCCAGCTTATAAGTCCTCGTGTGCCATTCATGGGTTACAACGCCGGATCCGTCTGCCTGTACCGCCTCGATAGCATACATGACAGTCCCGTGTTTTCCTGTAAAGCCATGATTCAGACCTACTGTCGAGATATACTCTTCTTCCTCATCGTTCGTTGCTCCCTCGAGCGTCATCGGAATGGAGTACTTCTCGCGCTTTGCGTTCTGATAGACAAGCCACCATGCCCATGTTCCCATGTCTGTGCCGTCTATCTCTTTAGGGATGTGGATCTGCACATTATCTACGTTGAGGTTCTCGAGCATGAGCGGTTTCGAGAAATCATTACTCATGCTCCGATTCTCATAGACGTACAAATTCATTGTGTTCATAGTATGCCCTCACTTATGCCGAGAATTTTATAGTTGCGTACCCAGATACCGCGCATACTGCATTGGCTGACCCCGAAAAACCGTCCGATTTTGTGATCTCAATCGTAATTCCATTGGGTCTCAACGTCACCGTTTTCGTCGCATCCACAAGCGGCCTTGCGCCCTGGACGACCGCATTGTTCGCTTTTATCGCGTAATTTCCAGCCGTAATTGTGACCTTGGTCACTCCCTTTGTCACTTTCGCAAACGGCACGAAATAGCGCAGCGTCTTTTTATTACTGTTGATTTCTCCGCATACCGGCTCATAGTAGAGCGTAGCCGTGTCACCCGCTTTATAGAACACGTCGTTGGCTTCCGCCTTGCTGTTCGCGGCAATTTCAGCATCCATCGCCTTCCCTGAGATCGAGGATATTGTCAGCGTTTTTGCCGGTTTCGTTATCTCTGTGATTGTCATTTTGTCAAATTTGATCACAAAGATCTTGACCTCTGCGACAAGGTCACCCTCTTCAATGTTCCCCAAAGTCACCGACGGTTCCCTCTTGTGTGACTCTCCCTTGTAGTACACCCAGCCGACGCTCTCTTCTCCCGTGACCGGGTCTTTTTCGTACCTGAGTGCTATAACGTCCCTCCGGTCAATATCCGCCGACCCGTTGTCGATGCTCACAGTGTCAAACTCTCCATAAGGTATCCGGCAGTGGACTCCCTGGAATATTATGTCTCCGGAGTTGATTTTTACGGTGTTAGCGTCGACGATCTCCGGCTCGAGCACCATGCCGGTATCCAGGAGATGGTATTGTTCCGGCCCCATGATGCCCCTGAGGAGCGCCTGCACGTCACCGGCTTCGATGTGGTTCTGACCGGTATATCCTGTGATGATCTCCATTACGTTTCTCCTTCCAGTTCGTACTCAACTGTTACCTTGCCCGCGAGTATGCGCAGGATCTTCTTTGCGATGGGTTTCGAGACCTGCTGGCCGGTGATGTAGTCCCGGCCACTGATGATGTCGCCAAGGCTTATCTCCGCATCTTCCAGGCCGTCACCCGCCGAGGCGTTGAAGCTCTTGCTGTTCATGACGTCCTTCAGCTTCTTTGTGCCGTTCTTGATGAGGTCGGCCGCTTCGCTGTTGTTGGAATCGTAGACCTCGACAAATTCTGCAGCGCCGCTGAAATACTTCGTCTGGCTGATATTCCCGTTCGCGTCAGCGTACAGGTGGACGACCGTCCTGTCCTTCAGGTCTCCCTTGCCGAGGCAGATCAGGTGATTGGTTCCCCGGCGATTGTCGCACGCCTTGAAGTTCATTCGGCCGTCAGATGACATTTCTATCTCTTCTGAGTAGTCCTTGACCTGTACAGCTGATACGCTCACGTATCCTCCGGCCTGCGTCTGCCTGTATGCGATGTCGAGCCTGTATCCCTTCGTGCGGAGCATGTCCATGAGGCCGTCGTGCATGGTACAGTACCGGTCGAAGCGGTAATTCGTCACGCTCACGCCTGTGCTCTGTCCGGACACAACAAAAAGAGACCCGAAGCTGTTGCCTACGATAGAGGCTATGCACGCATTGAGCTCCCCGGAGATTGTCTTGTAATCCTGCCCGGACGGCGGCTCAATGACTTTCTTCCCCATTTGACCGCGCCAGGTGTATCCCCGCACATATATGACTTTATTGTTAGTGTCCGACTCAATCTCCTTGACTATCCCGCCGAATTCTGTGCCAGGTACGTAGATGCGGCAGTCATACGTAATAGAACCGTCCCAGGATGAGTAGGGCACTGTCAGCTGGAAATCCATCTTCGTGGGAGACAGTTCCACGTCGAAGTTATCCGTTATCTCACGGATCTCCGCGCCTGATGAGTTCGACAGCTGAATGGTCATGTCCATTTGAGCTCACTCCTTTCCTGGTGAAGCGTCAGGTCGAAGCTGAAAGACCCTGACCAGGTGAGCACATTAACTCCCGGCTGGATCGCCTCGAATATGCTCCGCGACTTTTCCCGGTTGTTGTACTCATTCACGAAACCTGTCGACGTTTTCCGCCGGACAGTCTTATTGATCGAATCGATCTCGAGATATTCCCCGTTTCCTACGCTCGTGTTGACCTTGTATACGTTCCCGCCGATCATGATTGACGGATTCACGCATGGCCCATATATCGTCAACAGGAAACTCGTCGGGATATAATGTGTATTGTTGACCGAATTCCTGCCACTTGTGGTCCGTCCCAGGTCGAACGGGAAGCCGATCGGGAACTCGATCCCCCCGCTCTGCTGGCCGTCGACAGCCGTGTACGACATCGTCTTGTCTTCGATCCAGTAAGGATACGGCACATAGAAAGTGAACTCCCGCCCCAGCGTCCGGTGGCGGTTGTCATAATATTTCATTTCTGATTTGATCACGTACCCCTCGGCGTACTGATCGTCGACCCAGAGGCGCCCCGGCTGCAGTGTGGCCACGTCGTAGTCTGCCAGCTCATAGAATTGCTGGAGCTTCTCCGCCCGTTCTTCCCGCGTGCCCGTCACGTCCATGGTTATGACATACTCCTTGGCGTCCTTGGCCATCCTGTTCACACGGACGCCCTGCGCGAGCACTGTCGTGTCCGGGGTGTATTCATAGTCGTACAGCCCGGCGGTCTTCTTTCGGATCCGGACCGCCGCGCCGTCCGTGAGGAGCATTTCCCGGCCCTTGCTGTTGACGTATTTGATCACCTGGCTCATCATGCCCCTCCTACAGATGCGATCACCCGGGCAAATTCCCGGTTGTTGTAATTGATGCTCAGATCCGCGCTCCGGAGTGCCTGGGTGAAGGCCGCCACAAGCACGTTGTAATTCCCGGCTGCGGACGCATAGCCCGCCTGGCCCGTCCGGAAGGACGCAGGATCCTCAAATGTCAAGGTGCGCTGCACGGCAGAACGTACCGCACGCGCCCTGCTCTCGATGCCGCCGATAAAGCCTTCGTCGGCGTATACGCCGATCTGATGGAAGACCCTCGACGGGGACCGCTCGCCGAGCGTGTTCTTTGCGGCCGAGACAGCCGAAGCTGCCACGCTGGCCGCCGCATTGACGACGGCTGACCGTCCCGCGCTGATGCCGTTAGCCAGACCGATGCTGATATTGTATCCGGCCGAGTAGGCCGCTGCCTGCTGCCCGCCCATGTGGGAGGAGACATTCGCGGCGTTGGCCAGGGAAACTACTGCCGACTGTACGGACGGGATCCCCGACCGGATGCCGTTGGCCAGTCCAGTGGCCACATTCATTCCGGCTGTCCTGGTCTTTGTCGACGCAGCGCCGGAAGTGCCCAGCTGGCGGTTGATCGTGTCGATCGTGCGCGTAGCCATTAGCTGTGCGGCCGTCTGGACCATCGGGATGCTGGCCGTGATGCCCATCTGCAGGCCATGTCCGACATTCATTCCGGCTGTCCTGGTCTTTGTCGACGCAGCGCCGGAAGTGCCCAGCTGGCGGTTGATCGTGTCAATCGTGCGCGTAGCCATTAGCTGTGCGGCCGTCTGGACCATCGGGATGCTGGCCGTGATGCCCATCTGCAGGCCCTGTCCGACATTCATGCCGGATTCGCGGGTCTTTGTGGACGGGCTCGCGCATCCGAGTCCGCGGTTCGTTCCCTGGATCGTCTGTTCGCCGAGCTGCTTGCCGGCTTCTTCCGCCTGCCCTGTCGCCGCGTTTATGCCGTCGACAAGGCCCTGCACGGTGTAATTTCCGGCCTCGTTGGTCGCCGCGTTGAGCTGCTCGCCGAGTGCCTGGAACTGCTCCTGCCCTCCGGCGGCAACCGTGCCGACCGCTTCGATGAGCTGATTTCCGGCCTCGTTCGTGAAGCCCTGGATGTCAAGGCTCTGGTTCCAGAGAACGTTCGCCTGCGCGAGTTCCTCGGATGTCATCGAGTTGAATGTGTTGACGTATCCGGCTCCCTGCGGGCCCATCTCCGCGAGATGCTGGAGAAGGTCCTGATTGATGCCCTTCTCGGCGAGCTCCGCGAGGTTCTGCTCCCACTGGGTGACGCCGTCGACCTGCGACTGCATGTTCTCGAGCATCTTCTGGGTGGAAAGCTCCGTCCCGGCGTTGAACTCCTCGAACATATTCATCTGCGACTCAACGGATTCCTGCACGGATTCCTTGATCTGGTTCACGGATTCCGCGACCCCGGTGGCGACCTCCTGCATAGTGGAGTCCAGATTCTGGAAGGCTTCACG